CGTGATCCGGGCGTCTGCCAGGATGCCAAGCGCCGTCTCCAGGCCCTCCACCCGGCCGTCGCGCCAGAAGGCCTTGGCACGCTCGATGTCGTCGAAGGCGCAGCGGATGACCCGCTTGCGGTGCTCGTCCTTGAGCACGGTGACGCGGCGCAGGCTGTCAGCCACGGAATCCACCAGCATCGTCAGGGTTGTGAGATTCTTTCTCGTGTTCATGGGGCACCTCCTGGAGGCTGCGCCAAAGGGTTCGTTCCTCGCGCCGGACCAGCTTGCGCGCCACTGGGCAGCTCCCGGAGCGTCCGGGCTGCGCCAGGCGCTGGATACTGCGTTCAATCCCGCGCACTTTCATGGTCCAGGCGGCTGTGTTGGCAGCCGCTCCGGCAGGCGTGGTAGAGCCGCACCCGCATGTTGTTGGTGGTGGCGAAGGGCAGGGCCTGATTGTCCCGGCACGCGGCAAGCCTGATCTCGCCCTGCACCGGACAGATCACCGTGGAGGCCATGAGGTGCTCGCGTACGGCCGCTTCGATGGCCTCGGTCTTGGCCGGCCACTTGTTGTTGACCACGGCGTTGACCGTTCCGGCGCTGTAGCCGAGCTTCACGGCCACCTGGCGCTGGCTGTATTCGTCGCAGGCCGTGGCCAGGGCCTCCACCCAGTCCGGCAGGCCGCCGCTCCAGGCCGCTTTCGCACGTGTGAGGTTGCTCACGGCCGTTCCTCCCGTTCGTCGCCGGACCACCTCACCTCTCCGGTGTTGGCGTCGATCACCTCGCGCACGCGGCGGATCACCGGCGCTTTCGGACCGGTGTAGGCTCCGGCGAGGAATCGGAAACGCTTGTTGGCTTCGATCTCGAAGAGGTATCCGGCCCTGGCCAGGTACAGGCAGTAGAACGCGGCCTCGGACTCGGCCACGGGCGCTTCCTCCAGGCTGGCCTGGACGGTCAGGTCCCTGACCGAGAACTCCTTGAGGATGCGCATGGCCCGCCAGAGGCGGTCGCGGCCCATTTCCGGGAGTTCGGTCCCGTCCTTGCGGACACGTGGGGCGTCGATGCCGGGGTCCTTGGCCAGCCGGTAGACGGTGCGCTGGAAGGAACCGGGGTTTCCGCTCGGGTTCTCGGTATCGCCAGCTGCTTCGACGTACCCGGCCTTGCGCAGGCCTGTCAGGTATTCGCGAACGCTGCACAGCGTCGCGCCTGAACCCCTGGCCAGATCCTGGGCGGTGAAGTCGGCGGCGCGCTTCTTGATCTCCGCCCAGATGGCCTCCCGGCCCCCGGAGCGGCGCATGGTGTGGCCGCTCATCACGCCGCCCGCCTACGCGGGGCCTGGCCGGTGAACAGGGGGCGGCCGCCCCAGGCGTCCATGTCCACGCGGTCAAGCCCTTCGTTGCGCGCCGTGTCCTGGATGCGCTCCAGGTTGACGCAGATCCGGCGCACGCTGCCCTTGGCCAGGTCCACCAGGTGGGCAAGCAGGTCGTCGGCCACGGCCACCGTGCAATAGAGGTCCCGGAGGGCGGCGGCGTCCTCCATGCTGGCTGGCTGGGCCTGCACCCAATCCAGGACCCGGCCGTGGAAGCGTTCCCAGCGTTCGAGCTTGGCCGGGAGCTGCTCCTCGCCGATCAGCAGGATGGCCGCTCCGGAGCCCTCGTAGAGGTCGCGCACCAGCTCGACCGCGTTCTTGTCCACGATGTGGTCGAATTCATCGATGATGAGCGGGCGCTTGGACTTCGCCAGCTGCTCCGAGACTTCCTCGGCCATGGCCGAGATGGTGCGGCCCCGGGGCGTGATGCCCATTTCCTTGAGCAGGGCCTCGATAAAGGCCTTCTTGGACCAGTAGGACTTGGCCTCGACGTAGTAGGCCCGGCGCAGGGTGGCCACCCCGGCCGCCGCCGTTGATTTGCCCCAGCCCGAAGGGCCGGAGAAGGTCACCAGGCCCGGCAGATGCGCCGGACGGTCCCTGGCCTTGTCCAGTGCCGAGAGGCAGAGCCCCACGTTGGCCAGCCTGGCCACGCCGCCGTTGACGTTCACGACAGACTCATTCATGCTTTGACTCCTCACACCCGTTGAGGTTGCCTTACGTGGCCGTCAGCCGTTGGCGCGGCTGGCGGCCCATCCTTCAAACGCTCTTGGCATCCCGGGCGAAGAACTCGTCCAGGTCGCGCATGGAGCGAAATTCCGGCCCCGTCTGGTAGCCTTTCCACCACTTGGCCTCGTCCTCGTTCAGGACCGCCCCGGCCCGCATCGCCTCGTCCAGCTTCACCCACCGCCGGTAGCGCTGCTGCGGCGTCTGGGGCATCTGGTGCACCACGGCAGGCTTGGCCATCTCCCGGGCGGCCAATTCGCGCATGGCCTGGGCCTCTCCGGCCGGGGCCGGTGTTGGGCCGTCCTGGGCGCGGGCGGCAAGCCCGGCCTGGCGCAAGGCCTCGGTTTCGTGGGGGATGGACGGCTGGGGCAGACGGGTGAGCTTTCCGGCCTCGATGGCGCTGTGCTCCAGGATCTCGGTGACGATTTCCTTGGTCCCTGCCGAGCGGGCAGCGTCCTTGAGTTCCTTCTTCTGCTGGGAAATCAGGGCTTTCTGGCGGCGCTGGCGGGCAATGCTCACGTCCCGGCGCGAAACGCCCGCGATCTCCGGGCAGACGGCCTTGCAGAGCCACTCCCAACCGCCGTCGGCGCTCGGAATGAACACGTAGGCAGCGCCGATGTCGGCGTCGTCCAGAAGCACCCGCGCCTGCTTGCCCTCATGGCCGCCAAGAGCCGCGTGGTCGAACCAGACGCCGTCAAGGCGGATGCCCTTCTTGCCGATACGGCGTATGCCGTCGCCGCCGGCGGCGGGCATGAGCAGGATGTCGAGGGCGCGTTCGTCGGAAATGCGGGCGACAGGCTCGGTCCAGTCGCACGCCACCTGAAATGGCGCACGACCGTTCAGCCCGGCGTGCGGGTCCCTGGCGTACACGTCGTCCGTCCAGCGGTCGCAGAGGGTTTGCAGTTCCTCAGGGGTCATGGCCAGTTCAACGCTTTCGCCTGTTTTGAACAGGCGGTCGGCCATGCTCTTGCGGGATTCGATCGCCTTCCGTTCGGCCACGTTGTGGCCGATGAAACCCGCCGCAAGCTCCAGGAGGTCGTGGGAAAAGGTCTTGAAGGCGCGTTCCACGAAGGGCTTGTGCTCCGGCGTGAAAGGCGGGGCGATGTCCTGCCGGATTTTCAGCGCGGCCAGCACTAGCTGCACCTGGCGGCTCACGTAGTCGGAGCCTTTGTCCGTTCCCAGCTCTTCAGGCACGCCCCAGTCGAACAGGCAGCGTCTGAGGATTGCGAGCACCCCGGCGGAGCTGGACGTGCGGGCCACATGGAGCTTGAAGCGGCGGGAATAGACGTCGATGCAGCCTATGATCACATGGCGGCGGCCGTCGGAAAGCATCGCGTCGCCTTTGGTGGAGTCGATCTCCCAGCGCTGGTTGAGCCGGAAAACGTTGGCGCTGGCGTCTCCCCCGGCGGCCTTGTACTTGGAGCGCCAGGCGTCCGGGTTGGTCATGGCCAGGTGCAGCTGGGCGTTCTGCTCCTTCCAGACCCGAAGCCAGCGCTGCAAATTGCGCAGGCTGACGCGCATTTTTTTGTCAGAAAATCTTGCCTCGACACCGCGCAAGATGCGCTTGGCGTCGGCGTGCGGGTAGTCGACCAGCATGGCCAGGATGAATTCACGCAGCTCCGGATCGGAATCGATCGCGCCCGTGCCGCGCCTGTGCTGGCCGTAGTTTCCGGCCAGGCGGGCTATCCCCTCGCGCTCCAGGGCCTTGGTCCAGTTGGCCAGGGAATTGGCGCACACGGCCGGTACCAGCTCGCGGATCTGAGCGTCCACCTCGATGTCCCCGGCGTTGTACTGGAGAGAGAAAACCTCGCGCCCGGCCCGGATGGTGAAGCCCCCCGAGGTCGTGAACTCGCGGCAGGCGGCGACCAGGGCGGCCTTCGCCTCGGCGCGGGCCTTGGCGGCCCCGTCCAGGCAGACGAATCTGGCCAGCCCGCCCTGCTTTGCCGCCTGCGCGGCGCGGGCGTTCAAATCGTCGTTCAACTTGAGCTGGAGGGCGTGCTTGCGGCCAGCCGTGGCGGCCTCGGAGGCGGCCACCCGGGCCAGGGCCTCGCGCACGTCGGCGGGGAGGTCGGCGAGAAGGTATTCATACCCGCCGCCCTTGCCGGAACGCTTGCGGTACGGCCATGCTTCGCGTTCGGCCCGGCGATGGACGCTCGAAATGGCAATGCCCATGGCGTCCTTGATCTCTTGCGCGGTGTATGCGTCCTTCATGTCCTGCCAGCCTTGCCTTGTAGAGGTTCGCGCCCCCTGCTACGATCTTCCGGTACCCCTACCGTCCAACCCGCAACCGGAGGCGCGAAACATGAGAGAATTCCAGCTGAGACGATTTACCCGCCCGCTGACGGTCAAAAAGCTTCTGAACAGATTGAACGACATCACTGGGCTAATCTGCCTTTGCCTAGAGACTTCAGAATTGACGATGGACTACGGTAAGATTTCACCACTCTTAGAAGATAGGGCTCTTCGGAAAAGTGCGGCTGAAGCTCTTCTAGCGTGTATCCTCTGGATTGAATCAGATAGAGACGCAAACGAAATTGTCGAACGTCTGCCGCCCGGAACAAGAAAGCTACTGGCTCACATGACAGACTGTTTCGCGCATTTCTTGGTATCCAGATCACTGCACCTGTCAACGGAATTGACGGGGCATGAAAGCCTGCCAGTAGTCTGGACACGTCTACTTGCGGAATTTCGCTCTTATCTGGGAGAGGAAGATCTGGCCTGGTTGTGGCGACCAACACTTTCTCGAATTCCAGAGTGAGTGCGTAGACTTGGGACATTGTTACGCCGCCTCCTTGGCTTTCATGTCTTCCGGCAGATCAAGCCACCTCTCCGGGCAGCCCAGATCGCGCAGGTGCGCGAGCACCTTCCTGTTGTTGCGCTTGCCCTGCGCCGTTTCCCGGACCAGATTTCTGGTCACGCCGACGGCGCGCCCCACCTCGGCCATGTTGAGGCCAAGGCCGTCCAGGTATTCCCGGATCCTCCAGAACTGACGTCCCTTGCCCGCAGCGGCCATCACTTCACCCCCTCCAGCAGCTCGTCCTCCATGCGGCGCTTGCGCTTGGCCCTTGCCTTCTCCTCGATCACTGCCCGGCCGTAATCGCGCAGCTTCCTGTCCTCAGGCGTCATGACTTCAAACCCCAGGGGTTTGAGCATGGCCTGGATCGCTCCGGGGTCGCCGGTGGCCATGCACATGATCACCACCGCCAGAATCGAAGGCGGATGGTCCCGGTCGGAAGGAGACAGCCACTTGTCCAGGGTGTCTTTGCTGATGGATTTGGCGTTGCCGGACGTGAGGCGGACGTTGGCCCTGGCCGCGAGATCGTTCAACCTGTCGACCAGGAGCTTGCGCCCCTCGTCGCTGGAACCTGCGGCGGCGTTCATGGCCGCCCGCACGGCAGGAAGGACGCCTGCGAGCGCGTGGGGGTCGTTTTCGAAAAGAGTCAGTTGCCGCAT